TTTTTCTTTCTTTTTCTTTTCAATAGACTTACTCTCTCTGCATTGTTTTAAATGATCCCAGGCTTTTTGTTTTTCCTCTCTTTCAACAAATGGTAATAACTTTTTACAAGAACGACATGTAAATATCATCTTTGGAGTACCTGGTTCATGAATTACTTTAATATCCTTCCCACTTGTTGTTTTTGCAACTGACACTTGTTCCTTAGTTCTTCCAGTTGGTTTATAAACTTTTACTTGTTCTTTACCTACTTTTGTAAACTGAACTTTCTTTTCCACCTTTTTACTTTCACCTTCCTTGGTTTCAACTATTGCCGAAGGACGTGGTGTTGATAAATAATCTCCATCCACGGGTTTTTGTACTACCAGGGCGTCTGAAAAGGGGTCAACATATCCAATAATTCCTGAATTCACATTATAAATTACTTCACTCTGTGAATCCATTTTAATTTGATTATTTAATGGAACAACGTGAAATTTTCCAGCTGCGATTTTTAATAAATCGTCTGATGATTTGTTTGCAGTTTTTCCTAATGGTTTTTCAATATCTGTTATACATAACTGCAAAATCTTTTTATGCATACTACCTCCTCTAAAGAAATCTAGATTGATCTCAGGAGCCTTAATATGTATATATTTACTCAAATCCTTAACCCCAGCTTCTTTCAATTTATTTACTTCCTCATCACAGAAGTAACCACCAGACCAATCAGGATGACACTCACGACAATGCCATTCCCAATCACAATCAAATACATTTAATTCACAGTTAGGACAATAATATGCACTACTTGGGAAGTATTTGAGTAAATGATCATTATATTTACACTTTGAAATGTGTGCTCTGAAATAGGGAACAAAAATTTCCTTATTACAGGCATCACATGGTTCAGTTTCTCTATCAAAAATTTTCTTTTTAACATAATGATCATGCTTCATCAAATCTGGGTTAGGGATATAAAAAGGTCTTTCCTTGACCTTTAATTTCTTTGCTTCACCTCTTTTCTTTAATCTTTTCTCTTGATTTGAAGAACCACCTGTGCACAACCAACCAACTCCGACACCAGCTATTGTGAGAAGGCAAACACCTCCAACAACAACCATCCAGAATTTGGGATCCTTTATATCTATTGTTGTGACTATATCTTTTAATTTTCCTCCGAAACCTCTTTTCTTCTTATCTGAAACATCAAGTTCCATCAAATCTAACTTCGGTTTTGAAACTACTAAAGGATCGATAGGAGCAGATCTTAACACTTCCTTCTGATATGATTTATCACCAAAAAGAGTAGTTACTGGACAAATATCCAGATTAGGATTTCCTGTTACTAATTTATACTTTGTTCCCAACAAAGTTTTTGGTTGTCCATTTCCATCATCCTTAAATAAAACGTGTAAATCGACAACTGGATTACTACCTGTAACCCATAAATCTGTCATAAAATGTCTTTGTCTATTATAACTGACTGAGTTTATTCTAACAGGAACCAAATTTTCCTCATTATCGGAACTTAATGTGATACTATACTCCGTATCATGATGTATACCGGTGAATGGAAAGACAAAATATCTTTCATATTGTTTTGTATACATTCCAGGTGTATTTAATGCTAATACATAAGCTAAATCATTTATAAAAAGTGGATCTTCACAACTTACTAGCATATCAGCAAAAATTTCTTTTGAACCCTTAAAAGCTGCATAACCATTAGTACAAACTTTGTATTTATGTGCAGCAGGGTCATAATTTCTATCTCCCAAAAAGGATGCCATAACTGCTGTAATCATAGCATAATATCCTGTTACTAAAGTAGACAGGTATGGTAATTTTTCAGTTTCCAATGGTCTCTTCATTCGATCAAATTTAGTTGGAAAGAAAAATGTTACTAAAAAGTTTTGAATATCATAAGTATAGAAAGTCGTAATTACGTCTTCTCTAGTAGGAAAACCTGACTCTCCAACAATATTAAAACTATTCAAATGTTTTTGCATTTTTCTATTTAATCTTAAATTCTCTTCTTCAGTTACTTTATTCTTTGTTTTATTAACAACTATTCCAACATTATTATCACCTTCGGGATCAAGTTTCTTATCAGTAAAGAAACCCATTAAATTTTTT